CATCATTATAAGACGCAGAATCGCATGACGAACAAATTGTCACCAAAAATGTCGGTTCCAATGATGAAAGCTGAAGGATGCATTGATACGAATGCAATGGAAATCACTACTGGTCGTCTCGTGCCTCATTTGGGTCGCGTGAAGGTCGATGGGTATGGTGTTACTTGCCTATTTATAGGCGGGAGAGTCATACTCACCGTCTCTCATGTTTTTCATGATGAGTCAGGAGATCTACAGGAAGATGGAGTTGCAGTTGAAGCAATGCTTGGGACAACAACGTATCGTTGTTTATTTCGTCGTGAAAATTACATTAAGATCGGACAGGATGTCTGTTTGTATCAAATGGACGTTACTATGCAAGCCATGAAGAACACGTGGCAACATTTTATCAAGAACGAGGATTTGGCAGTTTCGCGAGATTTTCCAGCTTTATTGGCTACGGTTGATAAGTCTGGAGTACCAATCGTGTTTCGAGTCGAATCGAACGTGACACCGAATATAAAGGCTTGGTGGTACACTCCGAATCGGATAAAAGAGCAGAAGATTAGTCGTATGCACTCGTCCAATGTGGCGAGAGGGTTGCTAGACGACAAAGATTTTGAAGTTGACACTTTGAAGGCTTGGGCATATAAGCTCCAGTCTTTTCCTGGAATGTGCGGCTCCCCCCTTGTGTTGCTAGACAAGCTTGCAGCCAGGAAAGTGGTGGGTATTCATGCCGCAGGAGATCCGGAAGGAAACTCGATTGCACAGCCAGTCACCCAGGAGATGATCCTAGAAGGTTTGAAACATTTCGAGTTCTGTCTGCAACCATTCGCCCCAAAAGTGGATGGTCGCTCTCCGGAACTCGGAATGCTTCAGGCTCATGGGAATTTCACTTGGGTTGGAACTTTGTTGAGGCATCCTCGTGTGTCGAGCATGACCAAAATTTGTCCATCGATCACGCATGGGAAAATCTTCCCTGTCCGAACAGCGCCAGCGGTTCTGGATACTAACGATTTGCGAGCAGTTACGGCGAAGGACACTTCAATGTTACGAGCCGGTGTGGAAAAGTACGGAAAAATTGCTCCATATGTTGACATGCCACTTTTGAAGCGCGTTCAAGACTCTATGGTTGAGTTGTTTGCGCCTTTCGACGGAAAGGTCGAAAGACGCATATTAACTCAACATGAAGCCTTGAATGGCGTGAAAGGAGATGATTTTGTTAAACGTATGGATATGACCACCTCTGCTGGTTGGCCTTGGAATTCGATCCCAGGCATGAAAGGAAAATCACCGCTGATTCAACGCGTTGGAGGCGCATCAGAGGATTTTTGTATTGTTGATGATAAATTGCAGGCAGCAGTTGATCAACGTTGGAATCAAGCAAAGAATGGAAAGTTATCACCATCTCTTTGGGTCGACACTTTGAAAGATGAGCGTCGGACGTTGGATCGTATTCGGAACGCGAAAACGCGAGTTTTTACAATTCCGCCTGTCGATTTTACTATCGTTTGTCGAAGGCTTTTCGGAGCTTTTGCCTCGGCTTTTTATCATTCAAGACTTAAGACACCGTCAGCAGTTGGTATTGATCCGGGAAGTTTTGAGTGGACAGCTGTATATAATAAATTACAAAATGTATCTAGTCGTGGTTTTTCCGGAGATTTTTCCGGTTGGGATGGTAATTTATCGCCGCAATTTATGGAGAGTGTTTGTAATATAATCAATGCTTGGTATGGAGATGCTGAAGTGTATCAAAGAGCTCGTCGTGTGATTTTTGAAGAGATCATTCACACGCCGCAGTGCGCTTTGAACGAGGTGTATTATACGCATCAAGGAAATCCTTCGGGAAATCCATTAACTGTAATTATAAATACGATTTTGCACATTATGGGCAAGGTGTATATATATTATAAGGTAGCTCCGGCCGAATATAATTCTTGGCCGATTTTTTGTCAAAAAGTCGCTATGGTGATTTACGGCGACGACGGGGCTTATACTTTGAATCCAGAAGTATTGCCTTTTTTTAATCCGAAGGTTTGCATGGACGAATACAAACTTTTAAATTTGGAATTCACGAATGCGAAGAAGACCGGACCACCCGAGATGCAATCTTTGGATGATTTTACTTTCTTGAAACGTGGTTTTCGAGATGATGGTTTTGGGCGAAAATTGGCAACAATGGACATCCAAACCATCACAGAACTAACGAATTGGACACGCACGTGCGCGGACTTGACCTTAGAACAAGCAAGTCTTATGAACTTGAATGATTCATTGTCATTCATGTATGCTTACGGCAAAAAACAATTTGACGTACATCGTGAGAAGATCAAGAGCGTTTTGGATGCGAAATATCATTCAATGCTTCACGATTACATGTACTATCACAAAATGTTTTTGTCGAAAGTATCAGAGGGACATTTTTGTCCTGACCAGCCGAGTTTTGGTTGGGCGCACGGCGACGCAAAGGGCGATACACTAGAGATATCTTCAGAGACGCCGATTACGACAGCGAAAGGAGAGGATGTACGCTCTGATGAGAACAAAGGAGGAGTGGTTGTCCAGTCACAGCGCGATATCGAAGTGAGTGGTTCAACACTGGAACCGCATAGTGTTATGCGAGGATGGTTGCAACGGCAGTGCATTGGAGACCCCGAGTGGACCTTGAAGAAGATGGTTAACCGAACCATTTGGGTTAATACTTATCAATGGACCGCAGCAATGGGAATGGGGACCAACGTTTTTACTTTGCGAATGCCACAGGACGTTATCTTGAATTATCTGCAGTCAGCTGCATTTGAAAGATATATGCTCTGGAGAGGTTCCGTGATTATCGAAGTTATGGTGACCGGAATGCGTCAGCAGCTTGGTCGGGTAAAGGTGTATAACATACCTTTCACCGACCAAACTGTTGCCGCAGTTTGGCATCAGACTAGTCCAACATCTTATTACGGACTCAATCCATTGAGTGTGGATCCATCGTCAAATTCACCGCAACGTCTAATTGTGCCTTTTACTAATCCAAAGACGTACATTTCGATCAACGGTCCAACGGATAATGTGAACATTGATTACATCGGAACTGTTATGGCAACTGTCTTGGTGCCTTTAACAGCCGCTGCTGGCTCTTCCAATGAAGCAGATATCACAGTCACCGCTTCTTTTGGCGAAGATAGTGAATTCTGTATTCCATTGAATTCAAGTGCTATTGGTTTTGCGTATAATGAGACACATCGACAACAGCGAGAGCAAGCCGCAGTTTTTGGAAGAGCACACGGAGGCGTGGTTTCGAATCAGACAACAATAACATCATATGGAAATATGGACGGAACTTGTGTTCCGCAAGATTTGAAAGGAGACGATTTTAGTGGGATGGCTTCAGGAAATTCGATCCCTATGCCGTTCGATCGTGCTGCGCGCTCAATTAATCCCATCAACAACGTGCGCAAGTATGCTCAAAATTTTACACATTCAAAGGGTTCAGAAGTAGTGACACGTATGGACCTGGATCCGTCAAATATGAATATTATGACGCGCCAACACTTTTCCACCAACGTTGATGAAATGTGTTTACAATTTTTGCAGTGTACTCCCACGTGGGCAGCGAACATCTCGTGGCCAGGAACAGCTACCGCAGGAACATCTTTGTGGTCTGGTTTTATTGGTCCAATGACTTCGTTATTTACTCAAGGAACAACAAATCAAGTGACATTGCATACAGGAACACCAGTGCAAATGACGCAGTGGGAATACAATTCCATGCGTTATGCTTTTTGGAAAGGGGGAATGCGAGTACGTCTCGAAATGGTGGCAACACCGTTTCATGTGGGGCGCATTTGCGTGACCTCGAACTATGGAGCACCACCTGGAACAGCAGCAGGATTGCGCAATGCAACGTCGCAGTATGCAACGCTTACTGAATTAAATAACGAGAAGAGCGTCTTCGATTTTAATATCGAATGGGAATCACCAACGAGTTGGAAACGCGTTTGTCGCGGACCATCGTCCCTTGACGATCCGGACGTTACGAAAGCCTGGTGGAACGATTATTTCACGGGCTCTTTTGACATCAGCGTTGTCACGCAACTGAAAACGGTTGCCGCCGCACCACCAGACATAACGATCATAATGTCCATAAGCGGAATGCCGGATTTTCGCGTGTATATGCCAACGAACGCTAATCAAACTTTTGCTGGAGCAGCAACCCAACCTGCCCCAATACCACGCAGGAAGATGGGTTTTGCCCATGGTGACAAAGGAACAAAAGCCGGGACGGATGCAACACCAACACCACCAGATGCACCGTCACTTCTTGTTAAGGGAACATCAGTTGTACCAGAAGGTTTTGTGCAACCGCAGACTGGAGATCATTTTGGGAAGAGAGGACCAATTCGTCATTTGCGTGACGTTTTGCGTCGATATTACCCGATTTTTAATTCAGCTAACGGCTATAATTATCATGCCGGCGCTATCGTAGCTGCAGGAAATGACAATCCATCGGGTTTCACACCTATGTTCGACACAGGAGCAACTCCCACCGTTGCCACGAATCAGTATTGCATCTACGATGCGATTCCGGTCGAACCTGTACCAGCCTTCGAAAATGTTGCTTTTGCGTCTTATCAATATCAAGTGAACAATTGGGTTCAACCATTGGCGCACAACATGTTACAATTTCGAGCTTGGGGTGGCGGATTGCGTTATAAGATCTTTTTTGGGAATATAACTGACAAGAACGTTAATCCATTGACTCCAGTAAATTCAGGAGTCACTTTCATTCCGCATGGTCAATTTCCGTATACTGGCGCACCATATGCTGCTACACGGTTGAATTGGGCCGGAATTGCCGCTAACTTGGCAAGTGGTTTCCTAGGAGTGGGAGCCGGAGCCGGAGGTGGAGGTGGCGATTTCCAAGGCGGTTGGAATTCTTTGATCGGAACGAACTATCCATTGGATTTGGCTGGACACAATATGGCCAATTATAGTGAGATTGAAATTCCATTCACAACCATTTATAATTGGCTACAAACCGAGCAAGCGCTCGTTGTTGGGAATGCCGCACCGGATGTTCTGATGCCTGGTGTCTTGTTAGTTTACCGAATAGTTCAAGCACCACAGGGCGGAACGATAGCAACAACGGACATCTTATCATCTTCGATGACAATTTTACAATCTGTCGCAGATGATTTCCGCTACGGCATTTATCTGGGTATTCCGAAGATATATCCCCCAGCCGTACCTAATCAATGGCCGGACACGTGGGTTGTGGGAACCACACGTGAAAAACAATCTATGCCTGCTCTGGCATCGACGAGTTCTGATGAAGAATTCGAGAATGTGCCAGTGGAGGACATGACAAAATCAATGCTCGTCAAGAGACTGATGCACAAGGGGAGTGCACACGGATCTTGGACGAGCAAAACGGAAGTTGCATATTGGGAGCAACCCCGTAGTGTTTTGGCGGTGCCAAATCACGATTCATACCAGCTGACTTCCGTTGAAAATGGATTCGAGCTGGATGATGAGAAGAGAAATTTCGCTTATGACATTTTCACCTGTCTTGCTTCTTCATATCTGCTACCCGCATTTGTCCAACTTACGCTTTTGCGCGAGAAAGGCTTGCGAGTAACAGTTGTGAAGACTAATACAGGCGAAAATATCATAAATTGGATTTTCTCCTCTCAACATTGGCTTGGAGACTATACAAAGTTGCCAGCTGGTGATACTATCGATTGGGATAATGTCGATTTGATTGTCTTTCGACAGATTTACTCGAGGGTTCGAGTGCCAACAATGAATTTTTTGGCAGACGTTCCCCTAGGTGATGAAGACGAACCACTCACCTTTGGAAGAGCACACGGAGATCCGCCTGTAGTTCCAGAACCATTACCACCAACCAGTTATAACATTCGACTCTCGATTATGACTGAATACGATAAATACGAAAGAGAGTCCGGGTTTATGGCTCGTTCTGCCATAAACGAGATTCGACAGAAGATCGAGACCGTGGAATATACAGTGGAGACTGCGCAAGTAGGCCCATCTCATATACCAACATTTCGTGCTAAAGCGATGTTTCTCGTGAACAACCCCTTATATACTAGTATAGCGGGGGAAGCTCACGGAAAGCGGAAGAAAGAAGCAGAAGAGAATGTGGCCTTGGTCATTTTGGAGAAATTGTACAAGATTGCAAAAGAAGACGTATGCTTGGAATACTCGCAAATCGTTCATGATCGATCCTTTACACCATCAAAAACAATACAGGAAAACGCTTTACGCGCGATCATGTGGTTAACGGATGAAAAGGGATTACCACCATTACCAGGAGACACCGACGCACCAACACAACTATCGTTGTTGAGTCGGGTCGAAGAGGGAAAGGAGATCACGAAGTTAATAGAGATCATGCAGAACTTCTGGGGCGAGTCATTTTTCCGCGACACCGTGATTAATCAGATCAAAGCGTTGTTAGCGGTTTTTGGGTATCAGCTCTATTGTGATGTTGGGCAACATCGTTCCTACGAGAATGGAATGTTCAAAGTGGAAGCCGTTCTGGTTCCGCTTGTGAAAACCAATCCTCGTTACCGCCACTATTCGAGACGGAGTATGCAGCAAGGCTTGCGTAATCTGGCTATCGTCGATGCGGTGGAAGATGCAATAAAATCAGTCATCTGGGAGATGTTTGAGAGCAGGGATAGTGTACTTGATAAGTTCGTACACTGTCCAACAAAATTGGATTTGAACTTATAAGAGAAAGAGTATAGTGATAGGGTAGCTTTGGCGCTATAAACCATAACCTTGGTACAAAAACCGAGTATTGTGGATGCCTGGAGTCCTTCCTCACGTGCTTTCTCTAGACCTTATGAAAACAACTGAGATAAGGTAGACAACAAGTATTATACCGAGTATAGAATCCCCCGGTTTTGCTTGTTGAGTTGAATAATTCTACATCA